CAAATAAGTTTGCCTTTTAGTATTGCAATACTAAATACTTTCACGTATACTCAGTGTTAGTATACGTTTGTATGTATATTGTAAATCAACTTTAAAAGGCAACTTATCATGGCATCTTTAGCAGAAATCAGAGCACGTCTAGCAGCAGCAGAATCAAACAAAGGCGGTCAATCGTCAAACGGTGGCGATAACGCAATTTACCCACACTGGAATATGGAAGAAGGTGCATCAGCACTGTTACGTTTCCTTCCAGATGGCAACTCCAAAAACACTTTCTTCTGGGTTGAACGAGCAATGATTCGTTTACCATTCAACGGAGTCAAAGGTGAGATGGACACCAAACAAGTACAAGTACAAGTTCCTTGCGTGGAAATGTGGGGCGAAGCATGTCCTATTCTGGCAGAAGTTCGTACTTGGTTCAAGGACAAGAGCCTTGAAGAAATGGGTCGCAAGTACTGGAAGAAGCGTAGCTACGTGTTCCAGGGCTTTGTTCGCGAGAATCCAATCGCCGATGACAAGACTCCAGAAAATCCAATCCGCCGCTTTATCATCGGCCCACAGATCTTTGCAACCATCAAGTCTGCGCTGATGGATCCAGAACTTGAAGAATTGCCAACAGACATGTTGCGTGGTCTGGACTTTCGCGTTGCTAAAACCAGCAAAGGTGGATATGCTGACTATAATACTTCAAAGTGGTCACGCAAGGAATCAGCCTTGACTGAAGCAGAACAAGCTGCTGTTGAGCAGTATGGTTTGTTTGATCTTTCCACATTCCTTCCCAAGAAGCCAACTGATGTTGAGCTTAAGGTCATGAAGGAAATGTTTGAAGCAAGTGTGGATGGTCAACCATATGACGTAGAACGTTGGGGTCAGTATTTCCGTCCAGCTGGTGTACAAGCACCTGCCGGTGGCGCCGCGCCTGCTGCTGAATCAGCACCAGCACCTGTGGCCAAAGCAGCACCTGCTCCAGTGGATGACGTTCCGTTTGATGCCGACGAACCAGTCGCAGCAGCCGCTCCGGTTGTGGCAGAAAACAAGACCGGTCAAAATGCTCAAGACATTTTGGCCATGATCCGCGCACGTCAAACCAAGTAATAGCACAGCAATGTAATAAACTAGGGCAATCAGGTATTGCCCTAGTAGGCATTTATTTTTAGGATTATTATGGCAAAACCATTTGACGTATCAAAGTTCCGCAAGGAAATCACCAAAAGCATTGATGGACTCAGTATCGGTTTTAACGATCCGACAGATTGGATCTCAACCGGCAACTATGCACTCAACTACTTGATCTCGGGCGACTTCAACAGGGGTGTACCACTAGGTAAAGTAACAGTATTTGCTGGAGAGTCAGGCGCCGGCAAAAGTTATTTCTGTAGTGGCAATATTATTAAAAACGCACAAGCTCAAGGTATTTTTGTTATATTGGTTGATAGCGAAAATGCTCTAGATGAATCGTGGATGCAAGCTTTGGGCGTAGATACCGGCCCAGACAAGCTTCTTAAATTGTCAATGTCCATGATTGATGATGTAGCTAAAACTATTGCTACATTCATGGGTGACTACAAAGCCCTGCCCGACGGCGAACGTCCCAAAGTCTTGTTTGTTATTGACAGCTTAGGCATGTTGTTAACACCCACAGACGTCAACCAGTTTGAAGCAGGTGAAATGAAAGGTGACTTAGGACGTAAACCCAAGGCCCTAACAGCACTGGTTCGTAACTGTGTCAATATGTTTGGTAATTACAATGTGGGTATGGTGTGTACCAATCACACATACGCTAGTCAAGACATGTTTGACCCTGATGACAAAATCTCAGGTGGACAAGGCTTTATCTATGCAAGCAGCATTGTTATTGCCATGAAAAAGCTGAAGTTGAAAGAGGACGAGGATGGTAACAAGATCTCTGATGTCATGGGTATTCGCGCCGCTTGCAAGGTCATGAAGACCCGCTATGCCAAACCTTTTGAAGGCGTCCAGGTCAAGATCCCGTACGAGACAGGCATGAACCCTTACAGTGGTCTAGTAGATTTGGCCGAAAAACGTGGCCTGCTAAAGAAAGACGGTAATAGACTGGCCTTTACCACACCTGATGGCGAAGTTATCAAGCAGTTCCGTAAGGCTTGGGAAAGCAACGAAGATGGTTGCCTTGACAAAGTCATGCAAGATTTTGCACGACAGCCAGAAGCGGTAAGTACACCTGACACAGCGACAGAAGGAGAGGAATAAATGTCAGTAGATTTAGCAGCAGCAGTTTGGGAAGAACTTAAACGTTACATCGGGCCTTTGGATAGAACTGAAGCAGCAGATGCCATGGTCAATTTACTAATAGATAGCAACTTCGACTCAGACGAAATTCGTGACGCATTCAGAGGCGATGCTGAAGTTAAAAAAGCCCTACAAGGGTATTTAGATGATAACGACGACACCGAAGATATCGACGACGACAACGATTACGAAGACGAGGAAGAAGAAGATTATTAATCATGTGGTATAATCGTGTAGTATCCAACTTAGGTGCCATACCTGATTTCATAGCACACTATGAATCAGAGTTAGTGGACGCCAAGCGTGATGTGCGTATTGGCGGATATGTAGAATCCAACATCAAAGAACTACCGGGCATAACAGAGCATCGCTTCAATCAACTGCAAGAGATTGAAGCAGTGCTTAACTTTCTAAACATACAGTTACGTAAGATTCGTCGCAGACATTTTCAAAAATACTTAGAAGGTTATGCTAGAGCATTAACTAGTCGTGACGCTGAAAAGTATGTTGACGGCGAAGACGAAGTTATTGATTTTGAAACTGTGATAAACGAAGTGGCCCTGCTACGCAACAAATGGTTGGGTGTCATGAAAGGACTTGAAAGCAAGCAATGGATGAGCGGCCACATTGTGAGACTTAGAACTGCCGGAATGGAAGATGTACAAGTATGACACAATTCAGCAGTCCTGAACTCAGTCATCAACACAGCCTTGAAACTCTCAACTGCTTGTACGAGTACGATGACTTTATGCAAAGTATTACCACGGTCATTGACATGGGCTGCGGAGCTGGCCACGACCTAGAATGGTGGGCTACAAGAACCACTAGAGATGAGTCTGCTAGACCACTCAACATCAGATGTGTGGGTGTGGATCACGCTGAAGATTTAGGCATGACTCGCAAGTACAAGAACATCCGCTACATTTCCAAGGATTTCGAGCAGCCGTTTCCGCCGCAAAAGAAAAAGTATGATGTGGTATGGTGTCACGATGCTTTTCAGTACGCAATCAATCCAGTGGCCACACTGTCAAACTGGTGGTATGCTATGAGTGACGGTGGTATGCTGACCGTCGTTGTGCCGCAATCTACCAATCTTGAATTCAACGTGCAGTCCTACGATCAATACGACTACTGTTATTACAACTGGACTATGATCAGCTTAATACACTGTCTTGCTGTGGCAGGATTTGATTGCGGCAGTGGATTCTTTAGGAAAAAGCCCACAGATGCTTGGCTACACGCTGTGGTATACAAAAGCGCACACAAGCCAATGGATCCAAAATCCACCACATGGTACCAACTGAGCGAGCTGAATCTATTACCTGAATCAGCCATGCGTTCTATTCAACGACATGGGTATCCTAGACAAAGAGATTTGCTATTGCCTTGGCTTGATAAAAGTTTAATGTCAATGGCACAACACTAGGAACATTATGAACCCCACTGACAATTTACACAAATTAAAAAAATATTTTTTAAACGACAAAATAAATGTTTTAGACATTGGTGCAAACATCGGCCAATTTTTTCACAAATTCAAAGATGTTTTCCCCAACGCTTATATACACATGATAGAGGCCAACCCACATTGTGAAAAATATTTAAAAAAATTACCTTCGTCGTATGACATAATTGGATTGTCTGATACAACAGGTATTTTAAAGTTTTATACCAGTGCTAACCGTCCTCGAGCAAAAGGTGCTTCTTTTTATCCAGAACACACATTTAAAGATTTAGATGAAAAAGATATATTGACTCTAAGTATCCCGGTAACCACTCTTGATAAATGTTCTTTTGACAGAAAATTTGATCTGGTCAAGATAGATGTCCAAGGATCTGAATTTGATATTATAACCGGCGGCACAAACTTTTTTCAAAACGTAGATTTTTTATTAGTAGAAGTATCCCTGATTGAATACAACCAAGGTGCACCAACAGCAGTCAACGTTATTAAAAAATTACAAGAACAAAGCTTTTATATTGTTGATTTAATCGACGAGCATAAAAATAAAGAAGAAACAATTCAAGTAGACTTATTATTTTCAAAAATAAACAAAACACACAATCTTGACATTGTTAAAACTTATAACTTGTTGCAATAGATAATTTTAATACAGTATAGCGGCAGCTAAAATCCGCCATGATCAAATTTGGGTGTATTCTGAAACAACCTAGCAATGGGTTGTCCTGTGGCCAGTTCTGTACAGGTCCATTCTGTGTGTGAGAGATTGATCAGCCACTGGCTGCGATCCGGTCTTGCAGGAGATTCAATCTGGCTCCAATCTAAGTTGGCCACCGGCGCTGCCAAACTTGTAGAACCTACAAAGGCAGGAACTCCTGATATAACAGCCTGACTGCCGGGGCCACTGTTCCAGTTTACCACAGCCCAGGCATTATTAAGCACACGATCAAAATCAAAATCGTCGTAAGTGTTGGGCATGTGCAAGGGCTTGTCTATAATACAACCTGGT